ATTGAAGTTTGAAACACCAGTGTTCAAGAAACGGAAAGAAATCAATTTACCGAAGATTATTGACCTCCCGATGGATCACTATGCCGCAAAGTATTGCATAGGACGAAAAATTCCAGAAGCTACATATAATACACTATATTATGCACATGACTTTAAAACCTTTATTGATGAGTTGCTTCCAGAACACGATAAAGATTTGAAAGAAGATGATCCTAGACTTATTATTCCATTTTACGATACTGACGGCACTTTGTTGGCCGTTCAAGGTCGTTCACTCCGTGATTCGAAGATACGCTATATCACAATTAAATTAGCCGAAGAAAGTATAAAAATATTTGGTCTTGATAGGGTAAACAAAGAAGAAAAGTCTTATGTCACAGAAGGTCCGATAGATTCTCTTTTTCTTCCTAATGCCGTTGCTACTGCCGATGCTAATTTAGCAAATGCAGTGAATTATATACCAAGAGATAAATTGGTTCTGGTTTTTGATAATGAACCTAGAAACAAAGACATATGTAAATTAATGGACAAAGCAATTGAAAATCACTTTGCAATTTGTATTTGGCCGGAGATGATGCAAGAAAAAGATATTAACGATATGATTTTGTCTGGTTTTACCAGTGATGAGATTGTTGATATTATAGACAAAAACACCTTTGTGAATTTGAGGGCAAAGATGGAATTTATTCAATGGAAGAAAGTATGAACGTAAAATTAATTAATTATTCACAAAGTCCCGATGGTATGAATTTATTGGAACAAGTTGCATTTGCCGCACGTGTTTCAAATCCATCGAATCAAAACAATTCCGAGACTGCGGAGAAGTTGGTGCGCTATCTGATTAAGCACCAGCATTGGTCGCCATTGGAGATGGTCTCCGTGTGTATGGAGATCGAAACCACACGTGACATTGCACGACAGATTCTCCGTCACCGTTCATTTGCATTTCAAGAATTTTCACAACGGTACGCACGTGCGGATGATTTAGGCTTTGAACTCCGTGAAGCAAGATTGCAAGATACAAAGAATAGACAAAATTCAATTGAAATGGATTTGATGACTGATGAACAGCGTCAGCTTGCATATCAATGGGAAAATTTACAAAATGATTTACTGAAGCGTACAAAGGATGTTTACACATGGGCTTTGGACAAAGGTATCGCCAAAGAACAAGCACGTGCCGTATTACCAGAAGGTAATACAAAATCACGTATGTACATGAACGGAACTCTCCGTTCCTGGGTACACTACATACAACTCCGCTCAGGTAACGGAACACAAAAAGAACACCGCGATGTTGCAGTAGCATGTGCAAATGCAATTGAACCAATTTTTCCAATGATTAAGGAGTATATCGATGGACAGTCGTAATGATGTAAAAACATTCATGGATGCGTGTGATCAAAAAGAAGTTGATTATGGACCGCAAGCAAATCTTTACGTTGATTTAATCCTTGAAGAATTCAAAGAATTGATGGTTGCATTTGGTAATAGAGATATGGTTGAAATTGCTGATGCATGTGCCGATTTGAAATGGGTGATTGAGGGACTGGAACATACGTTACAGATTCCACAACAAGAAGTTTGGGATGAAGTGGCCAGAAGCAACCTAAGTAAAATCTCCTCGACAGGAAAAGTTATCAAACGTGAAGACGGTAAAGTGTTGAAGCCCGAAGGATGGACACCACCGAACATTAAAGAAATTATAAAAGGGTAAAACTATGGAATATATGGGCATCCAAATAGATTTGAAAAAAGATAAGCTATTTGATGAATTGGGTATCAAACGATTGAAAGAATCGTATATGCGTGATGATGAAACGTCACCACAACAGAGGTTTGCATATGTATCATCATCTTTTGGTTCTAATCCGGAGCATTCTCAGCGTTTGTATACTTACGCCTCTAATCATTGGCTTAGTTATAGCACTCCAATTCTTTCTTATGGTCGTAGTAAGCGTGGGCTACCTATTTCTTGTTTTCTCAACTATGTTGAAGATACTGCGGAGGGTCTAGTTGATAATCTTTCTGAAACTAATTGGTTGTCTATGTTTGGTGGTGGTGTTGGCATCGGCTTTGGGATACGTTCGGCGGATGATAAGTCTACTGGCGTTATGCCTCACCTCAAGATTTACGATGCCTCTAGTCTTGCGTATCGCCAAGGACGTACTCGCCGTGGCTCTTATGCTGCCTACCTCGATATTAGTCATCCTGACCTTATTCCCTTTTTAGAGATGCGGAAGCCAACGGGTGATCCAAATGTTCGTTGTTTGAATCTACACCATGGAATTAACATCACTGATGATTTCATGCAAATCATTGAGGGGTGTATGGTTGATCCTACCGCAAACGATGATTGGAAACTTGTTGATCCACATTCAGGTGAAGTGCGTGAAGTTGTATCAGCTAAACACCTATGGCAACAAATTCTTGAACTACGTATGCACACAGGTGAACCATATATTCACTACATCGACACATCGAATCGTGCATTGCCACAATGGCTAAAAGACAAAGGATTGAAAGTACATCAATCAAATCTTTGCTCTGAAATTATTCTTCCTACAAATGAAGAACGAACAGCAGTGTGTTGTTTATCTTCTGTAAATTTGGAGTATTATGATGATTGGAAAGATAACGAACTTTTTCTTCGGGACATTTCGGAGATGCTCGATAACGTCTTGCAGTATTTCATTGATAATGCTCCTGATAGCATATCACGGGCAAGATACAGTGCTAGCCGTGAGCGGAGCATCGGTGTTGGTGCTTTGGGTTTTCACGCATTTCTCCAGAAAAACAACGTTGCGTTCGAAGGAGTAATGGCTAAAGTTTTAAATAATCAAATTTTTAAACATATTAGAGGTAAATTAGATGAAGCAAATCATCAACTCGGTCTGGAACGGGGTGAAGCACCCGATGCCGTGGGCACTGGCAAGCGTTTCAGTCATCTTATGGCTATTGCTCCAAATGCTTCTTCGTCTATCATTATGGGAAATACTAGCCCTTCTATTGAGCCTTATCGTGCTAACGCTTACCGCCAGGACACTCTATCAGGAGCATTTTTAAATAAGAACCGTTGGCTTGATAAAGTCATTATGAAATATTTGGATCCAAATGATTCGGCATTGACACCAAAAGGTGAAGATGAGTATCAGCAAATTTGGTCTTCAATTATTGCTAATGATGGCTCTGTACAACACCTAGACTGGATGGACGAAAACACTAAAGAGGTTTTCAAAACTTCTATGGAAATTGACCAACGTTGGGTGATTGAACATGCCGCGGACCGTCAAGTTTATATTGACCAAGCACAATCACTGAATGTATTCTTCCGACCAGATTCCCACATCAAATACATACATGCCATTCATTTCTTGGCGTGGAAGAAAGGTGTGAAAACATTGTATTACTGTCGTTCGGAAAAATTGGCAAAGGCTGATAAGGTGTCTAGACGGATCGAACGTGATGTAATTAAAGAAATTGATATGACTGCGATTGCAGAAGGTAACGATTGTATTGCTTGTGAGGGATAATATATGTCACATATAATTGCAAATTTACCCACTATCAAGTGTTTCATACGCAAAGAATTCCTGTATGATTTTCAGGGTGGTTTTGGTGATCTGGTGCCTTGCTGGTGGGTTAGCATAAAATCATTGAGAGGGCAAGCATTTCGTATTGAATCATATTTGAATGAATATGGTGCATTATATGATAAGTTGCCAATCAGTGCATACTGCTGGAAACCTATTGAAGGTGAACCTTTACCACTTGACCACTTGCAATTGTGGGACTGTTTGAGTTATGATATTACTGTTTTGAAAAAAGCACAACTTCAATCAATGAAGTGTAAATTTAAATTGAAGACCGGAGATTGGATGTACGGTGAGTATTTGTTTACAGTAGACTCCGCACATTCAGATTTTAATGTTATAGATACTGGTCTATCTGAAGATGTTGAGGACCACAAATCCTATAACTTTATAAAGTGTGATAATGGTCAGTTTGCATGTCAACCAAATAATAGAATGATTGTGTTTGAACCTTCTAGTAATCCTAGAGAATTAAAATATCCCGATTTTAAAGTATCAACCAAAAAATGGTCAGTTGAAACTGAAGCCAAATGGGCTTTAGGTGACACTGATACCTTCATGTACGAAAGAAAAGAAAAATGAAAAAAATAATAATTGGTGCTGTCTTAGCACTAACCGCAATAACAAGTTTTGCACAAAAAGAAAAGGCTGGTGTTACATATGATGCGGTACTGACCAGAGTAATTGATGGTGATACTATAGCATTTCAAGCTAATTGGTTACCAGAGCCACTGAAAAAGGAACTCAGCATTCGTGTATTTGGTGTTGACACACCTGAGAAAGGACATCGTGCAATGTGCCCAAGTGAAGATGCACGTGGTCAAGCTGCCACGGCATTCACTAAAGCACAAATCAATGCATCACAAAAACGTCAAGTTGTATTGATGGCGTGGGACAAATACGGTGGTCGTGTACTCGGCGATGTTTTATTGGACGGTAAGAGTCTACGGATGATGTTAATTAACAACGGTTTCGCACGTGAATATTACGGTGAAGCCAAAACCTCTTGGTGTGACAAATGAAAAGAATTTTAAGATTTACGGCATCTTGGTGTCAACCATGCAAATCGATGGCAGAAATGTTGGAAAAAATTGATACCAACATTCCCATTGAAGTTGTTGATATCGATGTACATTCCGAAATTGCTATGGATTATGGTATTCGTTCAGTTCCCACTCTTGTTATGAAAGATGGTAACATTGAAGTTAAACGCACTACAGGTTTAAAAACAAAAGAAAGACTAACGGAGTGGATTAATGGTTAAAAAGAAAGCAACAAGTTTAACAGACGAAAGAAATCATTTTAAACCCTTCAATTATCCTTGGGCTTATGATACATGGCTTAAGCACGAACAATCACATTGGCTTCACACAGAAGTTCCAATGTCAGAGGATGTAAAAGACTGGAAACAAAAATTATCGATTGAAGAAAAACAATTTCTCACACACATCTTCCGTTTCTTCACACAAGGTGATATTGACGTTGCTGGTGGATATGTTCGCAATTATCTTCCTTACTTTCCTCAACCTGAGGTGAGAATGATGCTGTTGGGTTTTGCCGCACGTGAAGCACTTCATATTGCCGCATACTCACACCTTATTGAAACACTCGGTCTTCCGGAAACAACATACAATCAATTCTTGGACTACCAAGAAATGAGAGACAAGCATGAGTATTTAATGGATATATCATCCCGTAATAGCACAAAAGAATCCACAGCAGAACATATTGCAGTGTTCTCCGCTTTCACTGAAGGTATGCAGTTGTTCTCCTCATTCATTATGTTGTTGAATTTCCCACGCACCGGTAAGATGAAGGGTATGGGGCAGATTGTTACTTGGTCTATTGTTGATGAAACAATGCACGCCGAAGGAATGATTAAATTATTCAGGACCTACATAGAAGAAAATAAAGAAATTTGGAATGATGAACTAAAGAGTAAGATTTACACAATTGCTGAACGTATGGTTCAGCTTGAAGATAAATTTATTGACTTAGCATTCTCTATGGGTGCTATGGAAGGTTTGAATTCAGAAGATGTTAAGAAATACATTCGTTACATCACGGATCGCCGCCTTATCTCTTTAGGTCTGAAAGGTATTATGAAAGTCAAGAGGAACCCGCTACCATGGGTTGAAGAAATGATTAATGCACCTACACATACAAATTTCTTTGAAAATCGTGCAACAGACTACGCCAAAGGCGCCACATCAGGAAACTGGGGTGACGTTTGGGCAAATTAAGGAGAAACTATGTCAGAGAAACTAATAACAGCAGAATGTGAAGAATGCGAATCAACTTTTGAAGTTGCATTTGAAGAAGATTTTGTTTCAGAAGAAACCCCGTCCTTTTGCCCATTTTGTGGTGAAAGAATTGAAGTCCTCAGTGAAGAATATATAGATGATGAGGACTTTGATGAGAACGAGGAATGGAAATAAATTGGATATACAAAGACAGTGAATTCACGGAACCGGACATTGGTGACAACTACGGTTTCGTGTACGTCATAACACATTTAACAACCGGTAAAAAATACATAGGTAAAAAGTTTTTTTATTCCATAAAAACGAAAGTAATTAAGGGCAAAAGAAAAAAGACTAAATCATTTTCTGATTGGCAAACGTATTATGGTTCAAACTCAGAATTACAAAATGATGTACAGGTTCACGGAAAAGAAAATTTCAAAAGAGAAATAATTCATCTGTGTAAATCAAAAGGTGAGTGTGGCTATCTTGAAGCTAAAGAACAATTTGACAGATGTGTATTAGAATCAAATGATTATTATAACGCATGGATTATGGTGAAAGTTCGAAAGACACATATAAGGGCATTCAATGAGCGAATTATGGCAAGCATTAAAGACTGAACCATTTGATGGTATAAATTTCTATCGGAATGATGATGGTGATTTAGAAATTTGTGGTTTTCAATATACTGATGCCGGTGAAAAAATAGCTGGAAGTTCTAGCGGAGAATTGTATGATATCATTATTTTTCCGGAAGATCCACCAAAAATGCCGGAAAAATTTCAGGCAATCTTGATTTCACCTATTGACTATATTGAAAATATGTTAGATAATGGGTTCTTGGGGATGGTTGCTAAAACAACCACAAAGTCGGCCGAATTCGTTGATGGTGCATTTGATGCACTCAGCGAAAGAACGGCAGAATATATTGAATATTATGAAAAGGAAATGAAAGATGTTTGATAAGTATGAATTGAAAGAAATTTTGTCCAATACCGTTTCCACGGTTGTGTTCACTAAAGTTGATGGAACGGAACGTGAACTAAAGTGTACACTTTTGCCAGAATATCTACCACAAAAACCTGTTGTAGAGGGGCAACAACTTTTGACTGAGGCCTTGCCAAGGAAAGAGAATCCTGATACACTAGCAGTATGGGATATGGAAAGCAACGGTTGGCGTTCTTTCCGAACCGATTCTGTTAAGGCTGTTACCACACATGAGACACGCATCAGTTAAAGATTTTGAAAAAGCATTGGCAGGCGGTGAACCGTCTTGGAAAAATGGCGAAAGTTCACTGTCTACCGCATTGAATTGGTATAACTACCATTCAGATTCAAAAGAAAGCAAAAAGTTCACGCTTTCTTATCTCAAAGAAATTGGCACACCAAAAAAAGAAATCGAATCTGTCGAAAAAAATTCCGATGCGGATTTTAAAAATTTAGGCTTTGTTTGCCGCATGAAACTCCGTGGTGCACCACTTACGGAGAAAAACGAACAATGGATTTCCACATTCATTGAAGAACTCAAGAATAAATCACCAGTTAAAAAAGAAGTTGAGGAAACAGAACCTAAAGTTGTGGTTTCTATTCAAGAACGTGTGTTGGACAAAACACGTGAATACATGAGTGAAATCGAAGGTGCCAT